TGGTTGGGATATTTCCAAGGGACAGGGGGCAAGCAACAGCGTGGGTTCTGTTTATTGTGCCGAAACGGGGGAAAAAGTCGCTGAATGGGTGAGTGCCACGGTCCCGCCGTACGATTTAGCTCGAATTGCCTGTGCTTTGGCGTTGTGGGTTGGCGGGGCTCGGAAAAATGCACGACCGTTTATGATTTGGGAGGCCCAGGGGCCGGGTTGGGATTTTGGCCGTCAGGTGGTACAGACATACCGCTATCCGTTCTACTACATGGATCGGACGATTGGTACTGTGGTCGAAAAGAGGGGTAAGAAATATGGATGGCACTCGACACGAGACAAGAAAGAGCAAGCTCTTGGCATGTTGCGGAGGGCTTATGCTCACGGCGGATTCATAAATCACTCAATCGAGGCTCTGAATGAGGCTGCGGAATACATCAACTACGATGGAGGGGGCATCGGCCCGGCGGCACTGGTGGAGGAATCAACTGAGGCCAAGAAATGTCATGGAGACCGGGTGATTGCCGATATGCTCTGCCTATGGGCCAGGGATGAGAGTCCTAAAATCAAGGTTGGCGGTCCTGGAGCCCCGTATAGGTCTCCCGCATGGCGTAAGAAGCAGTGGGACCGGAAGCGGAAGCAACGTAGACAGGCAAAAACGTTTGATTACAGAGTAAGTGAGGCGGTAGCATGACAGGGGCTAAGAAATGTACCAAATGCGGTGAGACAAAGCCAGTGAGTGAGTTTCATCGGAGTCAACGTCTCAGGGATGGACGAGATATCTACTGCAAGGCGTGTCGGTGTGGTATATCTAGTGATTACCATCTTAAAAGATGTTATGGGATAACGACTCAGCAGTATAACGAACTCTTTTTACGGCAAGAGGGTTTATGTGCTATTTGTGGTAGGCATCAGGCTGAATTTAAGCGGCGATTGGCTGTAGATCACGACCACGCTACAGGTAAAGTTCGTGGGTTGCTGTGCGGATTGTGCAACCGAGCTTTAGGGGGTTTTTCAACAGTCAACAAGTTGCAAGCTGCGATAGAATATCTGGAGGCAAATTGTGGCGACTGAGATAACCCCGCAGAAGCTCCAGGAGGCCGTACGTCAAGGGTTCAAAAGATTAGAGAACTTTCGGCGGTCTAGGTTGATGTTCCTCCGGGACTATACCGGCCAATACTTCGATCAAGATCACGGTAATATCGGTGATGAACCCCTGAATTTGACGTTCAATGCTATTTCTGTCATCGTCCCTAATCTTGTGATGACCTTCCCGAAATATAACGTCAAGAGTGACTTTGTAGCCTATCGGGAGTACGGGGAATTGCTCGGTATGGCATTGGACAAGAATGCCGAGAACATCAAACTTACGAAAACCCTGCGGGCCTGGATTGTGGACAGTTTGTTTGGCATGGGAATCCTCAAAACCGGGCTGTGCGAGTCTGGTCGGGCTATTGCTTTCGACGATAATGACCAGTATGATGTCGGTCAAATCTACACGGAGGTAGTTGACTTCAGTGATTTCGTGTTCGACCCCTCTGCCCGGAGTTTAGAGAGACCCGCGTTTGTCGGGGATCGCATTCAGATTCCGAGAGCGAATTTGCTGGAGTCCGGGTTGTATCGGAACGATCTGATCGAAAAACTACCTGGAAGTGGCACAAATCTGAGTAATTCAACCGATGAACTCTCCATGCGGAATGTCAATCGCCGGAATGTTGACAGTTTGCAGGATTTGGTGGATATCGTCGAGCTTTGGGTGCCGGATGCGAATACGATTGTTACCGTCCCCGGGTCTGGCAGGTCGTTCGACGAGTTTCTACGAACAGCGGAATACTACGGTCCCGATACCGGACCTTATACGTACTTGAAGTTGACCCCGCCGGTTCCGAAGAATCCACTTCCGGTTGCGGCTGCGGGTGTCTGGCATGACCTGCACATCCTTGCAAATCGCATGGCCAAGAAGATCATCGACCAGGCTTCGCGGCAGAAGGATATTCTCGGTTACAGGCGGGCCAATGCTGATGACGCCCAGGAGATCGTAGACGCACGCGACGGTGAAGCGGTTGCGATGGATGACCCGCAGGGGACGCAGACATTCAGTTTCGGCGGGCAACAGCGGTCCAACGAAGCTCATTTGCAGCAACTTCAGTTATGGTTTAATTTGATGAGCGGTAATACCGAGGCCCTCGGTGGTATTCGCTCCGATGCCTCGACGGCCACGCAGGCGGAAATCCTCCAGGCCAACGGAACGATTCGGCTGGAAGACTTGCGGAATATCGTGTACGAAGCGGCTGCTGAGGAAGGCGAGAAGCGGGCGTGGTATCTGCACACCGACCCGCTTATCAAGGTGCCGCTGACGGCTCGGTATCAAATCCCGGCCGAGTACGCCATGACACAGATGGGGCCGCAGATGGTTCGGCCCGCCGAACAGGGTGAGCAGCAGATTATTCTTACGCCGGAGATGCGGCGGGGCGATTTCCTGAACTTTCATTTTACCATCCAGCCCAAGTCGATGTCGCGTCTTGAACCGGCAATGCGGCTCCAGCGAGCGATGGAGTTTGCGGTTAAGCTCTTGCCCGCTGCTGCAACAGCAACGCAAATATGTATGCAAATGGGTGTGCCGTTCAGCTTCCCCGCGTTCGTCAAACGGATGGCGAAGGAGATGGAAATTGAATGGATGGATGAGGTTTTCTTCGATCCTGATTTCCAGATGCAGATGGCAATGATGATGATGAAGACACCCGAAATGCAGGGTTCGCAAGGCCAGGCACAAGCAAGGCCAAAACAGCCGAATGGCGGCTTGAGTTTCGCGTCCGTTTTGCAGAATGGACAGGGTGGTAGCGTCCCGAATATTGTAACGGCAGATACATTCTCGCGTCAGCAGGCTCAACAAGGAGCTAACGATGCCCAGTCAAATATGGGCACGAACGCCAGGTATTAACGGGAGTCGATTATGCCGAGATATTGCTGGAAATGCGACGAAGCTGCGTGTGGTGCGGAACGTATTATGATTGCGAGGATAGCAGATCGCAATGAGATTCCGGCATGTGAAGTCTGCGGTAGTGATATGCACCGGGATATTCAAGCCGAGCAATGTTCGACGCCGCTCAAAGCGTTTTTTAAGCCAATTGAGATGTATTCATTGGCCCCGGATACGCCTGAACAGTATCGGGACCTCAAACGCAAGTGCCCGCATATCCAATTCAACGATCAATTGGTTCCGCTCGCTACTTGCAGGCAGGAGAAGAAAGACCTTATGAAAGCGGTTGGTAATGTGGAATTATCGTAATCCCTACCCCCGCATTTCGCGGGCAGCGGTTACGTATTTCTGAGCAGGAGTTGCAAAGATGTCTACTAATGAAGACACCACAGTTGTAGCGAAGGACGAAGGGCAAACAGACGTGGCAGACGAATTGGTGAGGACTACCCAGCAACAGTTGGATGCGATCTTCTCACCCGATGACGGTGGCGATGACCCGTCTGAAAACCACGCAGAACCCTCGACGCCGGAAGGCGAACCGTCCGAACCGGATGACGGGGCAGCACCCGTAACAGAGCCAGTTGTGCCCGTGGAAGACCCGAGCAAGGCTAGCGAGGGTGTTGAGCCGCCCCCGGATGGAGCCGAACCCGAGGAAGGTGTGTCTGACGAAGGTGGGAGCAGTGGCGATGAGAACGCCCCTACCCTCCCGTCTGCCTACAGACGTTCCCTTCAAGCACGGGGTTGGGATGAGGATGAGATCAATGGTTTCTTCGAGTTAGACCCGGAGAAGGCTATGAGGACGTTTGATCGCATCCACCAGTCTCGTGTGAGTGAGTTGGCTGAATGGTCGCGTCTCGGCCGTGAAGCCAAGGATCAGTCTGCCGCAGCGGCACAGCCCGAAAAGGCTGCGGTTGTACCGTTGCAGCAGTCACCGTCAATCATTCCTGGTTCCCTTGAGGCAATTGACACGGAGAAGTTAATTGAGGAATACGGGAATGAGGCAATCGTTAATGCAATTGCCAAGCCGGTCAACAAAGTGCTTGAGCAGTTGAATGCGATTTTGCCATCTGTCCGACAAGGCGTGGAGGTCACTCAGCGACAGCAGCAAGAGGTTGCGGCTAAGATGATCGAGGATTTCTTCGGTGATGAAAGCCTGAAATCGTTCAAGGAATTTTACGGTTCTACGGACACCGGGTTTTCGTCCGAACAATTGGTTCGACGTAATGAGGTTCTTCAGAGTGCCGATGCGATGGTTGCAGGGGCACAGCTTCAGGGTCGTCAGTTGTCGGTGCCGGAGGCATTGGCTGCCGCTCACGAGCATGTTGCTCGGGATCAGAGGCACCAGGCCGCTCGTTCATCGCTGAAAACGGTCGTGAAGAAACGGGCCAAAGGGCTGACGACCAGACCCTCACGCACAACGGGCACTTCGACACCCAGGAAGGACGGCCTCACCGACCTGGAACGTAGGACGCAACGGCGTATGAGAAAGGTTTTCAGACCTAATTAAGAAAGGGAAACATAATGGCTGTTGAAGCCGAGGAACTCCTGGATTTGGTTGCAACTACCCTCAAGGACTTGCCCAAGGGTGAGTTCGAGGTTATGTGGGACTCGCAGGCGTTTGAGTTCTGCAACATCTACACGGAGAAAAGACGGAAAGTTGACGGCGGTACGTCAATCGAGCGGAATGTTGTTCTGGACGAAAAGGGTGCGGCCACGTACAGACGACTGTATGAGGTTGACGAGCCCACGGTCGAGAACATCCATCACAAGATCAACGTGCCGTGGTGCCAGATTGGTACGAACTATTCCTGGGACGTGCTGGAAATCCTGCGGAATAAGAACTCGGCCAAGGGTTACATCGACCTGCTTCAGAGCCGACGTACTGAGCGGCTGTGGGGTTTTGCGGAGCTTCTGGAGGATCGCGGGTGGACAACGCCGACTTCGGCCGTTGATAACCTGTTCCCGTATGGTGTCCCGTATTACTTAAACATGCTGAATGGTGGTGTTACTGCCGCTGGGTTCAGTGGTCAGACCATTCGCTACAGCGACGGGGTTTCCACCGGTACGGTTTGTGCGGGTATTGATGCGTCCGTGGAAGCAAAGTGGCGTAACTACGCGGATACGTATGTCACGGTCGATAACAGCCTGCTCCGCAAGCTGCGTCGGGCGTTCCTGCTCACCAGGTTTAAGCCCCCGCGTTTCATCAACTCGCCCGGCAACGATTCGCCTGGCAGTGGTCCGATGGTCAAGTTGTATGTTAACTCCGACGTTGCTGTGGAGTTGATGGACCTGGCCGACAAGCGTGACGATAACACGGGTCCTGGCGACCTCGCTGGGAAGGCCCTCATCAACGGGGCTGATGGCGTGACGTACTTCAATCGCCACCCGGTTACGTTCATTCCTCAGTTGGATGGCGTGACCTACAACCCGCTCTATTGCGTCGATTGGTCGAAGATTCAGCCCATCACGCAGGACGGCTATTGGATGGTCGAGAGCAAGCCCATGACGGACAGGATGCAGCATACCACGATCACGGTGTATGTTGATGGTTGTCATAACAACCTCTGTGTTAATCGTCGGACGGCAGGGTTCTGCCTCCACGAAGCCATTCCTGCTTAATAACGGGATGTAACAAAGAAAGGAGCCATGAAAATGGCAAAGGGTAAAGCAAAGGTCAATTACGTGCATTCGGCAGGCTCTGTTAGCGTGTCGGATGCGAGCGAATGGCAGTTTCTGTATGAAAAGTCGCTGGTGCGGAATCCGAAATACAACATCGGCGACCGAGTTGTGCTCCCCGATGGTCGAGTGTTTCGCTACGGGAAATCTTCCGATGCACTCCTAAACACTGATCTTCTGTGTTCTTTCGCAGAGGATGAATGTCAGGGTTACGAAGTACTCAAAGACGCACAGGTTGTCGGTGATAAGCAAGTCACATTCACCGGGGCTGCTCACGCCGAAGTTGCTGAAGATGCCCTTCGTGGTGGATACGTCATTATCTACCATACTGGTGCTGGTGGCGATACTCAATTCAGGGGAATTGTCGGTAATCCTGCTTCGGGATTGAATGCCAATCTCACTGTCTACCTGGATGCGGCACTCGACCATGAGGTTATTGCCGCTTCCACAGCGGCGGAAGTGTGGTATAATCCGTATGCCGCCCTTCGGGGTGCTGCGGCTCTTTCGCATTCCGCAGCCGGTCGGCCTATGGTCAATGTTGCCGCAGCGAATACGTATTTCTGGATTCAGACTTGGGGGCCGTGTTGGCTCTCTCCGCAAGTTGCTGGTTTCCAGGCTGCGGATAAACAGCGGTCTGCCGTTAAGAGAAACGATGGTAGTATTCAGGCAATTGGTGCGGAGGGTGCTGGTGAAATGACCCAGGTTGTTGGTTTCCTAATCAACGAAGGCTTCACGTCTGGTCCGTTGTTCATGCTTCAGATCAGTCCGTAAGGTCCATGATCGCACTGTGGGGGCGGGAATCTGCCCGCCCCCAATCGGGAGTAAATGATGAGTGAACCCACTGCGGCCATGACCTTTCGAGACCTGATACTTCATGTCGCCAAGAAGGTCGGTTTTGCCTTCTACGGCGATGACGGTACTGAAGTCGCCCAAATCCCTCAGAACGTGGAAGACTTGCAGACCTGCAAGGATCACGTAAATCGAGGGATACGGATGCTTCTGCTTGATGCTCCAGTTACCGGGTGGCGGTGTGCCAGGCCAA